TTACCAAAGCCGCCTAAAGGTTCTTCTCAGCGAGAAATTAATGAGTATAACGAAATGCTTAAAGGTTTGGATGTAGACCCTTTAGAAGGTATTAGAAGGGGTTTCTTAGACGAAATGTTACGCTCCTCTCCTGATGATGCTATAGGCTCTGCTGAGAAATTTGCTAACAAGCTAAAACAGCCTCGCTTTAGAGAAACTTTTAATGAATTATTTAAAGGAACTGGTGTTCCTTCTAAGATGGACGAAATGTTAGAAAATTTAACCATACTGTCCAGAACGGATAAGGCTCAACAGGGTTTTGCCTTAACACTAGCAGGTGCTGAACAAAAAGCGTTGTCTGAGCCTAGATTAGAAATAATATTTAAAAGTGTTATGCCTGCTTTTTTAGCAGGACTTAAGATTAAACCTTCTAGTATAGATAAAATGATTAGTCTTCAAAAGGCCGCCATTGCCGCAGAAAAGGGTGGTGTTGACATTTCTCAACAACTCTTGCTTAGTTTAGAAAAGTTGACCAGAAGAGGTAACATTGCAGGTACGACACTCTCAGTAGGACAACAACAAAAACCACCAACACAAGAATATAGTAGATAAAAAAAGCCCTCTAGGGAAACCTAAAGGGCTTTAGTTTTATAACAGGTTATAACTCTACACTATCTCACACGCTCCTCCAGTACACGCTAACTCTTGAGAACCTGTAGTGTTGTCTTCCTTCTCAAACTGCTCAAGGTCGTTCCAATCTACATTCATAGGCATCTGCTGTATTAACTCCTGATACTTTTCCTTACTGATGTCTTCATAAGGGGCTTGCTGATACACATGATCACTAACTGGCAACAAACTAATCCCACTGCACAAGTCAAAGTTTTCCCATATCCACTGAGCAACTTCCAAGAACTCATCGTCTGTATAATAAACAGTGATACTTGGCTTATGCTCACACCAGTAGTTCTGATATGTCTTCCAAAGTTTTAACTGTTCCATTGCACCTACTTCAGACACTGTTGTACTGGACTTAGGCGCTTTAACAGGGAAACTAAACACAGAGGAACTAGGTGACATAACATCTTGTTCTACTGGGAATCCTGCTTGTTCCATAAAGACCGCAAGTGGGTCTTTCTTGTCCGAACGTACTCTTCTAATATAGTGCTTAGAGAAACGAGGATGAATACCAGAGGCACTATCAACAAGCTGAGATACAGTACCACTTGGCTTAACACAAGTAATAGCGACAGACTGATTAATCCCAAGTTTCTCAGCCCATTTCTTATTTGTCTTAACAGCCACATTCTTTAACTCCTCCAACCACTCTGCGGTTTTGTCTGACGTTTTACCTATAACAGGATGATCCATAATCCCTGTCATACTAAGACCTAACAACGCTTCTTCCTCTGTATTACGTTTCCAAACATTGCGTAGGTATCTGAAGTCAGTCAAGGTTGCCTGTAGCGTACCAATAATAGCCGCTGTTTCTACTTTAGCTTTCAGAGTCTTTAGGGTATCGTCTGAACGTACAACAACCTCAGACAAGTTACAGAACTGATTACTGCGTAGTATAATCTCAGAGCAAGGGTTAGTACCAAAGTCCTGCTCAGGGTCTCTACGGCCATTCCTAGCGGCTATCTTCTGTGCCGCCACCCTACTAAAGATACCACGCTCACCTGCCTTAGACTCGTACATCGTCTGCATTTCTGACAGGAACGATTGAAAGTCAGGTTTCTCTGTGTATGCTACACTGTTGTTAGCTAAAGCACGTTGTCCTTCATTCCTCCACCAATCCCCTGATTTAGCTTTAGCCATCCGTTGATCAGATAGGTTAGATAAGCTAATCAATGCTGAACGTCTAACACCGCCTACAACCACAATGTCTGCAATCTTACATACAATATCATGGCACTCAATGGATGTCAGCTTACGGCCTTTAGCTTTCTGGAAGACTTCAATACAGAAGTTAAACAAATCTACCAAAGGCTCAGGGCCACTTGCTCTACCACCAAAGGTCTTAAGTCTTTCCCCTGACCCTCTAACTCTGCTTACATCCCACTGAGGTATTTTCCCTGCGTACAGCATAGCAATTAACTCACGGAATGCGGAAGCCCATCCTATCTTGCTGTCGGACACTACAATGAGACTGTCGGTCTTGTGAAAGCTTTCAGCAATCTCAGGTAGTTTATTAATAAAGTTACGTTCAACGCTAAACCCTACACCTGTGCCACACATAAGAACATACATTAACTCATCAAAGCTACGAGGTGAGTCTATGTGTAAGTAGCTACAGTTAAACCCTGCTACATTGTCCTTCTCTAAAGCTACCCCTGCTGTCATCATACAACGCATACTAGGCATGACCGCTTGGCTGTGAATAGCGTCATATAGCTTCTGTCCTTCCTTGACTGTAATTTGCTCACGGTCTCTCCAAAACTGTATGTAGCGGTACACTGTTTCTTCCCATGTCTCTCTACGGTTATGTTCTGGAAGCCAACGTGCATAACGAGACTTGTGTATAAACTGCTGATATTGATCCATTAACTGTTCTCCTTAGAAACTATAATTGTTAGCTTGTTTAAGTACCACTTGGCTTTGTTTAAGTCCTCTACCTGTCTTCCTTTGTAATCATAACGCCACAGGTACTTCATACAGTTGCCCTTGAGATATCCTTTGAATGCTACTGAGGACATGGACTCTTCTATAGCTTCAATACACTCAATGTTGCCTGTATTATAATGCTTAGGCTTATTAACTACATCCTCAAGTTCTTCATCAGCCATGTCCACATAAGCTTTCATAGCCTTGTCTATCTTAGGTACTTTTTCAATAGCAGGTATTTCCTTTCGTAATCTATCCCACTCAGCAGGAGTTGCATCATTAAGTCTCATGCTTTATTCTCCTTCTTTATGAAAGAAATAGTTGAGGCGTAACCGTTTTCTGAGATTTTCTCTACAACTTCCCAGTCGTCAGGGTCATAGTCTTCAGGTATCATACATTTTAGTTCACCAAAATAAGGTGAGTATGGGTCATTACAATATGGATCATCTTCCCAATTATTCAGTTTCATAATTATCATCCTCTGTGAATTTATCTCTATTAATAATTAAACGATCTTCAAAAGCATCTAAAATATCTTCAGGGGTTATGTCCAACACTTCACACAGTAAAACAACATCGTACTCCCTTATTACTTCTTCCTTTAATTCCTCAAGTGTTAGTGACATTTTTATTCCTCACATACTTCAGTAACTCTTTAGTTGTCTTCACAGTGAAGTGAGCAAAACCTTCTTTATCACACCACTGCCCCATAGTTATCTTGTTACCCTTCCTTACTTTTTTGTTAGGGTCTGACAACACAAATACTAACTCCCAATCTCCGATAGAATCTCTTATGGATGTGTATTTCTGTGTGTCCCCTACTCTAAAGTAACCCTTAGCCTCAATCAATATCTTCTTGCTTTCATGTACAAAGTCTGGGAGATAATTCTTACGTATAATGTAAGGTACTTTGTAAGGCTCATACTCAAACTCTTTATTAAGCTGATCATAAAGAGCAGACTCAAGTCCCGATCTAAAAACCTTCTTCATCTAGTATGATCTCCTGTACGTTAGGTTCCTTAACTACCTTACAGAGAAACTTAGGAGCGTAGGAATAGTTAAATACTCTTAAGTCTGGGTAGCAATGTTTTTTAAACTGACAGTAGGAGCAACCTACAGCTAACTTCATGTTGCCTGACTTACCATCAGGTACTGGCTCATAACAATACTTTTTTGGCTCATTGCCTAAAACTAAAGCTTTGATGTGATCAACACGATCCCCAATGTCTTCCTTAAGCTTATCGTTGTCAGTGTCATCTAAGTCATACTTAAGATAAGTTAAATGTCCATTGGCTTTATCCATCGTTAGCCAACCTACCTGACGTTCTCCTTCAGACTTAGCATAAGCTTTGATCTGATCTATGTAACCAAAAGAATCATCATTAACTAAAGTAGCATCCTTAAACTTCTTAAACCCATAGCTACTGGCAGACTTAACATCAGTAACAACACCGTCAATCTTACAGTCCATGTGACCTACAATGTCGTTTACCTTACACACCTTCTGCTCATCGGTAACTGAGTGTCCTGTCATACGAGTAAGGAATAACAACATCTCCTCAATCAAGTGACCGTACATAAACTTTACATACGTATGGGGCAGAATGTCCTCGCCCTCAGTTCCATTAAAGTGATTCCAAAGGTAGCGATCAGTGCGTCCAATGTTAGACAGGCGTAGCTTACGGTTATCCTTACGCTTCTCCTGTCCAAACTCTGTACGCATAAGAGCCTTAACACCTTCACCGAACTTATCTATCTCTGCCTCAACGTCTACGGATGGATCAGCGTCCTTGCTGACCATTAGATCGTAGATGTCTTGCACCAAGTTATCCGTTGTTTTGTTGTTGTTCATGTAAAACCCCTTTGGCTTCCTGTGGTGTACATTTGAACCACTCGTTATTCCTTTCAAACAACTGCTCTAATCTTGAGTGGGCTGTGGATTCAGCCTTACGTCTATCATCAGTCTTATAACTATAGTATAACACATAATCTCTGAAAGGGGAAGAGGTTTGATAGTTTTTTAACCTATCCTCCGCGTCCACAGCCATGCCTACCTTGACCCAACCATCCCAAGCTTTGTTGGTGATAATATAAACAGCGCCTTCTTTAACAGCACTGTACTGAAGATGTACATACTCTCCTAAAACACGGGCTTTTCTTTTTAATCTGTTTTGTCTGCTTTTGATATTATCGCAAGTTTTACAGATGTAATTGCCTTTCTTAACATTCCCCTCTCCCCACACATCTTTTGTTAGTTTAATTGAACAACGGTTGCAGTGTTTATCAATGCGTGTCTGCCCAACTATCTCCAACTTTAAATTCCCCTGCGAGAGGGCAGTTGAGTTTGTAGTGGAGTCCTGCGGCTTCGACACAACTGGTTGCAAGTCTTCCGAAAACCTCTGATTTCTCTTCTCTAACCTCTGTCTGGATTTCATCGTGTATGTTTCCTATAAAGTTATAGTTAATGTTCCACTTAGTTGCATATTCATCCAACAAACATAAGGCTTTCTTCATAACAATAGCCCCTGCGGATTGCAACAAAGTGTTCAGTGCCGCGTGTTGTGACCGTACATAGACCCTTCGCCCATCCAAGCCAAGAACATAGCCTCTTCCAGATGCCACT